CTGAAGACATAGCGGTGCGTCGTGGCCTGATTGAAGTGCTGCCAGTAATTCCACGCTATCTGCATCAATGGCGCTCCTGCCGTTGCTTGCGGATTGAATGACATGACGTGCAGAGCGGCTGCCAGTTGGTCCGTGACCAGAACAGCTTCAGGTCGCCCTTATGCGGGGTGATGTGATCGACGACATTGGCCGGGGCACCGCACATGACGCATGTTGGATGTGCTTGCAGGAAGTCTTTGCGGGCAGTCTGCCATTTGCCGCCATAGCCGCGTGCTGATGCCGATGGCCGACGCTGGTCAAAGCGTGCTTTGCGTTCTTGGTCACGCTTGCGCATGTGCTTGCAAGGTTTGCCGTCGCGGATGATGCAGCCGCATGACGCGAGATATGGAACCGTCATTGCCATCAGACCGGCCCTCCGAAGTGAGGGCCAATCTTCGGTCTAGGAGGTTCGGCTGGTTTCTCGGGCGCAACGTCGGGAGTGAAATTATTGCAATTGACTACGGACTTATAGCTAAGGGGACGCGGGATTGCGTCAATGTCGTATCCGAATACGTCCAGAACCTTTTCGAGCACATCGAGTGTCGGGGATACGTCGCCGGACAAGGCACGACGAAGTGCCGAACGGCAGATGCCGCTGCGGCGTGCAATCTCACGCTGAGAGATGCCAGCTTCCGCTTGTAGCTGTTGGATGATGTCTGCCCACTTCGGCTTTTGCATCTCATCACCAAAGGCTGATTATCAGGCCGGGCAAGTTCCAGCCGTCTGCCAGATCATCGGCCGTCAGCTTCAACAGCTTGGTGACTCTGATCGGATAGGTGCCGTGTTGAAACGGATCGTTGCTGGCGATCTGGCCTTCCTGACCGCCTTGGAACAGGAAGCGGGCGAGCCAAGCGTTGTTGCCGTTGCCGTTGATGATCAGCGAACTGCTGATCGCGGGAAGCTCAACGTCGCCAGCCGCCAAGTCCTGCATGTTGACTTGATAGCCGTTGTGGTAAGGCGGCTGCGGTGTTGGCACCCAATGCTTATAAGGATCGATGGTCATGCCGCCGCCTTCCTGCGCTTGTGGCGCGGCGGTGCCTTGGTTGTCTTGAACATGCCGAATGCCGACTTCAGCTTGTCATCAAGCGACATGCCGTCAGTCTCAGGTTTGGATTCGGGACTGCCGAAAATGGCCTTCAGAAGATCGATGCGGCCTTCGTATGCGAGTCTGATTTCATAGGCCGTCGAGTCTAATGTTTGATCTGCGGTCCAGCCGAGCCAGCCGGTGCCGATCTTATAGAGACTGATTAGATGCTCTCTGAACGGGACTGCTTTGCCTTCGCTGTAATCGGTGTCCGCCTTCCTATCGGGATCGATGCCAAGACATGCGATGACGTATTCCGACAACGGTTCTTGCAGATCGTTCATCGCATCGAAGACGCGCGATGCGAAGCCGATATCCGGGCCGTGATAGTGCGGGCGAATGATTGCGCAATAGACAGTGAGAGAGCCTTCCGAAAGGCCAGAAAGGAGCCCCGGGAGGCCACCTGCTGAAAGGCTCTCAAGAGCCAAGGCATGACGCAAGCTAGGCCGCATGAGCAGCACCTCATCGCCGAGCTTGATTTGTATGCCTTGACCCAATTTCTGCATGACGATGCTGCCCGATTAAGCCGTGACCGTGATGCCGTATTCGTGTTCGTCTTCGCCGAAGCCACTGAACGTGACGACGACGCTGAACGTGCTGACGCCGGTTGCGCTTGGCGTGCCGGAAATCACGCCGGATGCTGAGAGCGTGAGTCCCGCCGGGAGCGCGTCGCCCGCCTTGAGGCTGTAAGACGGAACGCCGACGCCGCCTGATGCTGCAACGGTCTCCGAATACGGCGTGCTATCGACGCCAGCGGTCAGAGCGGGTCCGGCCGGTGTCCAAACGATGGTCACGTCTGCCGGAACTTCGAACAATTCGCCGTCGATGCCGAGCGTGAGAGCGGTCTTGACGACGTTGTTGACTTCGCCGAAGTCGTTCTGAGCCGATAGCGGAACACCCTTGAAGTAGAATGTCGAAGGTGTGCCCGTATCGGTCGGCTGGTCGTTCAGAATGACGCGGATCGCGTACTTATTCCAATTGCCATTGACGGCTTGGCGAAGGATTTTCTGGCCTTCATTGAACGGGTCACGGGCGACGACGACTTCGATTTTTCCGTTGTCGAGGTTGCCTTTTAAACGGTGCACAAAGGCGTCATTGATAAAGCCTTGCGTGATCTCGTTGCCTTCTGCACCCCATTTTCCGAGGTCGATCAGGGAGCCGATTTCTTTCCAATCGTTCTCATCGATGGCTTCGAAGTCGGCAAGTTCCTTAAAGCCGACCGTGGCGACGGGTCCGACATAGATTTTGGACTTCGCCGTCGTTTGAAGAAACTGTTCAGACATAACTCAGTATTCCTTTACATGATGACCGACATGAAAGCGGACAGCGTTTGCCCGCCTTATGCCGTCGCCGGTTACGCGACCGGACGGGTTGAAGCGTTGCCTAAGAGGGCGGTTGCACCGGCAGCAATCGAAGTGCCGCCAGCTTTGACGAGGGAGAGCCGCGCGAAGCGCTTGAAGCCGCGATATGCGAGCTTGTAGGCGGACGAAGCGGCGAGCGATGCGGGAGCGTTGGTGTCGATCACCGAGGCATCAGCGTCAGTGTAATGACCGTCAACGTCGTCATCGCTCTCTTGGAGAGTGACGCCGAAGTCACCGTCGCCGACGACGGCTCCCGTGCTGAGAGCAAATGCAACAGACTCAAAACCAAGCAAGTCGATGCCCGGGCCTTTGACCGAGGCTGCTTGCACTGCCGAAGCAAGTGCCAACTCAACCCCGGTGTTGCTGTAAACTGTATTGCGCATTGTGATTGCTTCCTTTCGGGTTGAGCCGCTTACGAAGTCGCGCAGCGGATTTTGCGGAGTGCAGCGGGCTGCACCACACCGGCACCAAGCCGCCGCGTTGCGTGAATGCGGGTGAAGCCTTCCGTTGCTCTGACGTACGGATTGCTGAAGACCGACAAGGCGAGCCGATCAATGATGCGGTAAGCCGTGGCAATGTCGCCGTAGATGATCGGTTCTTTGCCCGCCCCGATATCGTCCATGTCGGGGACTTCGATGACCGGGCGACCGAGGATCGTTTCAGGCTGGCCTGCCGCATAGGACGGCTGCCAGAGATAAACGCCGGTCGTGCCGTCTTTCAGCTTGCGGATCGATGCCAGCGTGCTGCCGTTCATCAGCCATGTGCCGCGAGCGCGGTATGCTGCCGGGAGCGAATACAGGTGCGTAATCAGCAAGTCTGCCGGATTGGTGCCGAGCGTCGAAGCGTTGCCGGACGGCGTGTAGCCGACATTCGGATTGCTCTGAATGCCTTCAGGCTGAAGGGGGCCGGAGCCTTTCAGAAGCGAGACGCCTTCCTTCACGCCGAAGTCTTCGGCGAGAGCGAGACGGACTTCGCTTTCAGCAAGGCCAGCGGAATCAGCAAGCAACTGATTGCTGATATCGACGAACGTATTCAACTCGCGGACGGGAATTTCAAGCTGCCCGAACGTGACGTTGCTTTCTTCCTGCGACTGGCCTTCGCCCTTCCACTTGGCGTTGGTGCCGGAAGTCCGTTTTGGATACGAGATAGAAGGCTGCGTCGTCTGCCGGACCGTTGCCAGCGAACGGATCGGAGAGAACTCAACGAGGTCGCGGATGAACTCGGTCGAGAACTCGGCCGGAGCCAGATAACCGCCGCCCGGCAGGTCGCTGACGGTCAGAGCACGAAGCTCGTCGGAAGCTGTGGCGTTGCCGTAACGCAAATAAGCCGGGAACGCCCGCTGTTCTGCCGTAGGTTCGTCAGCGCGTTCGGTGGTGCCTGGACGATTGGCACGGGTTTCAACAGCCGTCACGCGGTCGGTAATGGTGCGAAGCTGGTCGCTGATGCCGCGAAGCTCTGTCTGCTGCTGAGTCTGGAACGTCTGTTGAACCGAACGAAGCTCGTTGACGGCTGCGATGGCGGGTGCCAACGGATCGTCTTCCCGAGTCTCGATAGGCTCTGCCGAGCGCGTTTCGATCTTCTGATGAAGTGACATTTCTAGTCCTTTCGTTGGAACGTCTGCGATGCCTGAGAGCAGGCGCGAATGAAGGCCGTCACGGCAGACGATGCGTGACCGGATGCGGTTCGGACTTGTGTGATGCGGGCACCGTCTGCAGCGGGCATTGCGACCAAGCTGATTTCAGCAAGATCAAGATCGGAGAGAATACGGGTGCCGCCCGGTCCGGCTTCCGCCTTGCGGGTGCGAAAACCGATGCTCATCCCGGAGAGCGCTCCGGCTTTCATCAGCGAATAGACTTCGGAGCCGAGCGCCGTTTCACAAACAAGCTGACCGGTTACGGCAAGGCCGCGTTCGTCTTCGCGAATGTCGATCCACTTGCCGATTAGCTTCGACGGGTCATGCGACCAGAGCATCGGGGGGTTGATGCCGCGCGCCTTAGATTCCTTCAGTGTACGCTTGAAGCTGCCCGGCCGGATTTGATCGCCATAGCTGTCGGGGGTGTTGAACAAGCTGGCATAGCCGGTGAAAACGCCGACCGGGGAGCCATCAGCTTCAGCCGCGAAGCGACATTCAACAAATCGCGTCTCTCGTGCTGTGACGGCAGAGCGAATTGCAATAAATTTATCCGGCATCGGCGTTCTCATTTTCAGATTTGTCGGGACCGGCCATCAACGTGGTGACAATGCCTGCCGCGATGTTCCAAAGTTCAAGCAACGGCGTTACCGCGGTGTAGGTGCTGACAAGTTCTGCGGCGCGTTGGGGTGTCATGCCGCCGCCGATCAATCCGAGCCGGACGACTTCAACGATGTCCTTGTGTCGGAAGTCACGGCTCGCGATACGCCTGCTGAGCGTGCCGATGCCTGCGCCGGTTGAGCGTTCAAGTTCTTCGATAAGCTCGGGAGTCAGCGTGAACTGATGTTCACCGTCGCCGAAAAACGCCGTGGTGCTTGTCTTACTGGCCATCGGTGTTGCCTCCGGCCGATTTCGGAGCAGCGCTGCCGTGAATGGTGACGCTGCTGGTGTTTGGATTTTCGAACTTATCGCCGCCCGTGTATGGCGGCAGACTTTCGCGTTCGCGGGCTTCGTTCGGATTCAAGATGCGAGAGCTGATCAACTTTTGATAAGCGTCGGCGCGAGCTTGGAGGTCGGCTGCTAAAAGCTGGTCGGTGTCTAGCTCGATAAAAAACCGCTGCCGCTCATCGCTGTTCAGCAACTTCAAGCGAAGCTGCGAAGTCCACGACTCAATCCAGCGGTTGAGCGTGAACTTGAAGAAAATATCGAGGCAAGCCGTCATGTTTGCCCACGACGCCTCGGATAAATCGTATCCCAATGGCGGGGGGACGCCATACACGCGGAAGACTTCGACGGCGGCTCGGTCCCAAAGTTCAGCGAACTGAGCATCGACGCTGCTCAGCTGCATCTGGTCCCACTTGCCGCCACCGTACAGAACGGCAGTCCGACCAGCGTTCTCGCCGCTTGTAGACGCCTGCCACATGTCTTTGGCTTTCGTGGCAGCATCAGCGGTCATGTCGGCAGGGAATGAAATCACGCCGCCCGGGCGTGCAGAATTACCGAACAGCCTCGCGGCATGATTTTGCAGCGTCAGGCAAAGTCCGATTGCTTCTCGGCCCTGTATGGTCGGACTGTCGCCTTTAACGTCCAGACTGCCGGGTGCTTTGATGTGCAGAATGTTTTGGCGGGCAACAGGATCGGAGCCGATCTTATAATTCGGTTCGCCGGTTCGCTGATCGAGTGTGACCGAGACTGCATCGGGACGTACACGGATCAGTTCTCGGATTTCGTCGCCGACGCGGTTGATGTACGCGAAGCCGCTCCCCGTTAGGACGGCATCGACCGTTAGCTGCTCGATTAGTTCGCTTGTCGGGGTCCAGTCGTTCGCATCGACCAACAGTCTCGATACAGGATGGTCGCTGGCGACTCGACGTTGACCGCTGACGCCCTTTTCAATGAGGCTGGCGGGTAAGGTAGCTAGCGCCGATGAAATGAGTCCTACGCTGATTTTGACGGGCGTGCAGCCCATCGCTGATACCGGGTTGACGCTGATGCCCGCTGCCGTCTGGACTCCGGCAGTCAGGATGCTCGGCCAATCAGGCAAGTCCAGCGCCCGCTGCTCCATTGCAAAGGACGCGGAACGCTGCGAAGCGCTGAACCTACCTGTTCTGAAAAAGTCGAGGATGCCCACGGGTGCCACGAGCCGTTGTTGTTTCGTGGCATTGGAATTTACGCACAACGAGTCGGCTAGCAACAGGGCTGGTTCGTTTGCGACCCACTTCAATTTAGGGTCGGGTCAAATACGAAGGCGGTTCGTATTCACTGCACTTCCGCGGAGCGGGTTTTTTCTAAGGCAGAATGTATTCTGGCATCGAATGTTCAATCCTTCCCGGAATGACGTTGTTTATGTCGTTTCCGATAACGGATGAATGAAGGGATTATTTTCTTTCTGAGTCCCGAGAAAAGAGAAGAAGAGAAGTGAAGTGATTAGATAGGGCAATGCATAGGGCAATGAGGGGGGCAACATGTAAGGTAATTGGCAGGGCGAAATTGCCCTATGCATTGCCCTATGGGTTGCCTTATGGATTGCCCTGTTCGGACGTCAGATAGAGGTTGATGAATATGCCGACGTGCTTGCGAAAGAAGGCTGTAGTGGGCTTGTCAGGCAAGTTGAACTCGGCTGCATAATCTGCAATTTCCGAAGTACATCCGGCCCAGTCGGCAAGGGCGTATTCGATGATGCCGACAATGTGTTCGGGCGGCATAGACTCGATAGCTTCCTGAAGCTGTGATCGTTCGGTCTTTGTCAGTTTGCAATAGGCTGCGTGCTCGTTGGCAAGCATGGCAGCCTGCCACGTTTCAACGTAATCAGGCACACCGGCAGTCTTCGCCGACTTTTTCTCTTTCGAGTGCAGCAATGCCAGCCG